TAATGAATTTACAAGCTCTGATGAGCCTTCTGTATTTATGAGTGAATCTTCTTCACTTCTTTCAGGTAGCTTTTCTACTTCTACTGTTAAGCATGTTACAACTCATACAGTAGATTCTTATTTTCTTATAAATGGGTCTATTAAGGTTACAGCTGAACACCCTATTATGATTAAAAGAGATAATACTTGGAAGTGGTTACGAGCTTGGACTATTCAAGTTGGAGACTTGATGTTTGGAGTTGATGAATCAACTATAGAGGTTACGAGTATATCAGTTGTAGAAGATGATTGGATTGATGTTGCTATAATTAATGTTGAAGAAGTAGATAACTATTTTGTTCACGGAATTTTGGTTCACAATGTTAAGTAAAAGTAATTAAATTAGTCTATGGCGTTAAATTCTAGCAGCTTTCCTACTTATACTAAAAAGAAGACTTTAAGAAAAAAGCGTAAAAAGGTAAGCAAGAAGAAGAAATCAAAAAAATGAAGGAGCCAATTTGGAACCTAAGAAACAACTCAAGACTACCGTTAAAAAAGCGGGGCAGTTAGTAAGTTCTTCAAAACCCAAAATCAAAAAGATAAGCCATTACGAAATATATCTTCTAGATGAAAAAGGCAAACAAACAAAAAGAATTTGTGGTACTCAAAGAAATCAAATGCCCTCCGGTTATGTCTGTACCAATAAAGCTGGCGATGGGACCGACCATCCAGGTTGGGGTCAGTGTAATTATCACGACAGACAAATTACCAATCCCAATAATACATCCCTTTGGTTAGAACTTAATCAAAGAGCGGGTCTTCCCGCTAACTTATTTGAATATTATCAGAATGCTGAAGTAGTTACTGAGCAGCACTTATCTAGTGTAGATGATGATATTAGAGCCCTGTATGCTTTACAGACTTATGTGTTAAGTAGACGTAGAGACCCTGATAATGAGGATGAGGGTTATATTACTAACCATGATATTGATTTAGTGATGAAATTAACTGATAAGATTATGAAGGCTAAGGAAATTAGAGTAAAACTCAATAAAGAAGTTAGTCTTGATACTACTACGGTTAAAGCTTTTGTAGACCAGATCTTCAAAATTATTATGGCAAATGCTGCAAAGAATGTAGGTAAAAGAATATTAAGTGAAATCTTAGAGGAAGTAATAGTACCCTTTAAAACTCAGGGTAGAATAGTTGGAGAAGAATTTGATTATAATCCTACATCTGTAGAGGTTGCTGAGGAGGTGAAGGATGGCTGAAAAATATGATAATTCTCTAGCAACCGAAGCTGAACGTTGGATAAAGGATTATGATAATCAAGAGTCTAAATCTTTATATGATTGGGATGGTAAAGCTATTGCTCAGTTTAAGGATGTTCCTTTAGAGACACTTTTACATGATGATTATTTTTTAGGATTGGAAGGTAAATTATATGATTCAGTTTATAATGATTTAGTAGATTTATGGGGCGAGCGGAAAAAGAGAGAAGTAAACCTTGCTGTATTTTTAGAAGCTATTGGAGCAGGAAAAAGCTTTAAGGCTTCAGTTATTTTATGGTTACTATGGTATGAAATGTGTATGTATAAGAGTCCTCAAAAACATTTTGGTTTGGTAGATAATAGTGTTATTGCTATTATGCTTCTGTCCCGAAGTGAAGTTCAATCTCGTAGGGTTGTATTTACTTATTGTTGGGAACGATTTCAATCGGGATTTAATAGAGATTATTTCCCCGCTAATCCAAGATACAGTAGAGAGGTAAGAATTGATAGAAATAATACCTGTGTTTATGCTGGTACTAGTTCGGCACTTTCTGCTTTGGGATATAATGTCTATTCAGCTGTTATTGATGAAGCTAATTTTCTTGAGGTTACTGAAGATTCTAAGAAGACCGATGATGAAATGTATGATGCCGGTGAGGAAATGTATAATGCAGTAGTAAACCGTATGACTTCTCGTTTTATGAAACATGGTAGTATTCCTGGAATTGTTGTATTAATTAGCTCTCCTCGTTATCCTGACTCATTTCTTGAAAGAAAGATTAAGGAGTGTAAAGCCATAGGAGGGGAGAAGTTAAATATGTTTTGGAGGATGAGGAATTTATGGGAGGCAAAGGGGCCTAAGTATTTTAATATGGATAAATACTTTGAAATAGATACTGATACTCTTGAAATTACTAAAGAATCAGTTTGATCATTCTAGATATTGAGACTACAGGCTTTAATCCTAAGCGTGACAAGATTATAGAAGTAGCTGCATTAAAATGGGAGAAAGGAAAAATAGTAGACCAATTTTCTACTTTAGTTAATCCCATTAAACCCATTCCCACCTCAATCACTCGTTTAACTAGCTTATCACAAGCAGACTTAACTTCAGCGCCCCTTTTTAAAGATATAGAGTTAGAATTGTTTAACTTTATGAAAGGCCATCGTATTTATGGGTATAATGTGGCGTTTGATAAGCGTTTTTTGGTGAGAAATAGCAAAAGATTCAATTGTTTTATATTTAAGGATTATCTAAAATTCATCAAGAAAAGAAGGCCGAATTACACCGATTACAAGATGAAATCAGTTGCAAAGAAATTAGGGATTAGAATAAACCACTCTCATCGAGCTGTTGACGATGTTAATACTTTATGGGAAATTATGAGGAGATTAGGATGGGCTTAACATTCGATTTTTTAAAAAAAGCAAAAGTACCAGATTCAGTAATAGACCAAAACTCTGAACCCACTACTTTTGACCATTGTATTGAATTAGTTTTGGGACATGAAGGAGGGTATGTAAATGACCCAGATGATCCTGGCGGGGAAACTAATTGGGGTATCTCCAAAAAAGCATACAAAAATTTAGATATTGCTAATCTATCAAAGAATGATGCTAAAGCTATTTATAAAAAAGATTATTGGAATAAATATAAGGTGGGTAAGTTACCTCCGAACCTTCGATACCTTTATTTTGACATGTGTATTAATATGGGTAGCAGAAATGCTGGCCGTGTTTTACAGAGGGCTGCTAATGCTAAAAATCCTGCCTCAGCTAAGATTAAGGTTGATGGTATGGTCGGTCCGAATACTATTAAAGCTGTCAAGAAAGTTGAGCAAGGCAGACTAAGGTCTGAACGAGTTTTGTATTATGCAAGAATTGTTATTAAAAAACCCGTTCAATATAAATATTGGTATGGCTGGTTTAAAAGAAGCCTAGAGGTATAATGCCCGACTTGCCCCCGAGAAAGCTAACTATTTATGCTTATGATCCCGAAGGTTTAGAATTGGATGATTGTTTACAAGTGTTAAAGGAATTTAGAGAGAGAATCCCCTCTCGTATTGAAGGTGATAATTTATCTTCTACAGAACTAGGCTATATACAGGCTATGTTGAATGTAGTTGATTATATTTCTATCCCGGAGAAAATATTAGACGAAGGGGCAGAAGCATAATGTTATTAAAAATACCTTTAGAATTAAAACCCAACTATCTTAGAGATCCCGAGAATTTTTTAAGAGATATTGCTTGTATTCCTACTGATTCTACAAGACCATTTATTAGGAGTAAAGAAAAGATAAATAAATTAGAGAAAGATGGTTTTCAAAACCCCTTTGATGAGGACAAGAGGGTATTTCACCCCAGTTTTCAAGCAACTCCCGATACTGTACATTATAATCGTTATATGCATATTGACTTGGGTTTAAAGAAGGATGCCGTAGGTATTTCTATGTGTCATGCTCCGCATTTTGTAGATAGAGTAGTTCAAGATATTGAATTTCAAGGGATAAAAACTAGAAATGTTAGACTACCTTTTATAAAATTTGATTTTTTAGGGAGAATTAAAGCCCATAGAGGGGAAGAAGTTTTATTAAGTGAGGTTAGGGAAATTATATATGAAATTCATAGAAGAGGGTTTTATATATCATTATTAACCTTTGATGGCTTTCAATCAGTGGACTCTATTCAAATTTTGAGAAATCAAGGTTATAAAGTGGGGCGACTATCTATTGATAGAACTGCTACTAAATTAGTCTTAGATAAACATGCTAAAAGTGATGATGGTATTAGAAGGGTTTCTACGGAGGGTCAGATAATGGGGGCTATGCAATCATTGAAAGATGCTTTATATGATTCTCGCTTATCAATCCCTTACCACGAATATTGGAAAAAGGAAGCCGATGGGGCTGAGGTTGATTATAGAAAAAATAAGGTAGACCATAAACCTAGAGGAACTATAGATTTACTCCAGAGTATGGCAGGGGGCATTTATAATTTAGTAAATAATGAAGTAGAATATGATTTTAGAGCTGATGAGAAACAAGATGATTTAACTGGGGATAGTTTTTTTGATAGCTATGAATTTGATGATGCTCAATATTATAATTAAAAGGTGAATTAATGGGAAAAATAAAAGACTTTATTAAAAAAATTAAACCTTATACTAAAGGTCAAGTTGATGATCTTCTAGCAAGGGAAAGAGAAGAAGCTACTCAGGAAGAAAAGAGGTGGCACACTAATGGGAACAATCCTGATATTACTATGGGAAATGAACCCCCAGATTATTTTTACTTATATGAGCAAAATGAACCCAATATAGGACAGAATAAAGATAAGAGGGCTATGGAACATTTTGTTGGCGGATATGATTATTATGGCTCTACCTATCCTGCTTTTTATTCAGACCAGACTGTTGACCAGTTATTTACTATGCAAGAGGCTGTATATGTAAAATATTTTAATGACCCCCATTGTCGTTCTATTATTGATAATTGGACAATGTATACAATAGGCGGTGGATTGAAATTGAATATTGATAATCCGAAGGTAGAAAAAGTAATAAGAGATTTTAGATCAGCCAATGATATGGTTAAGAGGGAGAAACAGTTTATCAAGATGTGTTACATCGAAGGAGAGTTGTTTGTTGCTTATTATATTAATCCAGTAAATGGTCAAATAAAAATTAGAAGGATAAGACCTTCAGAAATTGCTGATATTGAAACTCACCCTGAAGATATTGAAACTAAATTTTCTTATCATTGGGAATATGATCATTCTCCTATGGGGACTCAGCAGACTTATAAAAAAGATGTATGGGTACCCGATATTGGTTATGGCGACTATCTA